AAAATATATAAATTTTTTTCATCCAAACATTATCCAACCTATCGCAACACCAGCAAAAAGACCAACAAAAGTACCAATAAAATACCATTTTTCATTATAATCTTCCATAATTTTACAAATCCCAAATATCTTTTCTTTTATTTTTTGAAACCCTAAACGTAAACCACAACATTAATTTTTGAATTGTTCTTTTCATTGTTTGATTTTCTTCTGTTTTAGGTTTAGGAAATCTTCCGTGATTACCCATACTGTCGTAATCAGCACACTCAATCATTTTATTTAAACTTTTTTTGTAAGGTTTTACTATTTTCCCACGACTCAACAAATTCTTCAAACGTATATTCTCTTACTTTATTTTGGTTAGGGTCGTCAACAACGTAATCATAATCAGGTTCCTGCAAAGTTTTAATAAACTTTAAATACTTTTTATACCTTTTTTCAAAAGTATCGTCAATTTCAATCATAACAGGTTCAGGAAAAAACATATTCATTCCTACACCTAAATTTACTTTTATTGTTTTCATTTTTTATATTTGTTTTTTAAGTATTCGTTCCATTGTTCTTGTTTTCTTCCGTTGGTGAAGAACCAACCGCAGTTTAGTTCAAACCATCTGTTTAATTTCTTTAACATATTATTTTCTATTTAAATTGTAAGGATCTTCATCTAATTGGTCTGCTAAAATCATCAACATAAATCCCGGTATACCAACAACCAAGGCAGGTATTGCTAACATTACAGACAACACCCTTAAACTGTAATAAATTATTTTTTTCATTTTTTATTTTTTTTGTCTTTATATTCGTAGTAAAAGAATTGGATTGTTAGATTAATAACAAATAATGTACTAATAATCCAACCAATTAATAATAATTTTAACATTTTAAAATAATAAACCAATTAATAATCCTAAACCAAATCCTGATAAAATTAAAGTAACGGCAAAAACCACCACAACCTTTTTAAAAATTTTAACATCTAAAAGTGGTTTATTTGTTAAGTTCCCAAGTCCATTAATCATCTTGTCTAAACTTTTAAACATTTCTGGGTCAAACATATTATTTTTCATATTTAATTTTGTATTAAAGTGTTATTTTCAACTAAATCTCTTTTTTTTGATTCTATTTTATAATTTAAATCAATAATAAAAGGTAACATTAACATTTTATCGTAACCTTTTTTTTCCATTTGTTTTTTAAAATTCTCAACTAATCTTACAGATGTCGTTACTTGATCCCAAGTGTTACATGATTTAATAACACTTTCAATCCATTTTTTGATTTGATAATTTTCTGTCATTTTTTATTATTTTATATTTGTTCAACTTTAACCATCTTAAAAATTGTAATGCGTCCCAATCATTTGGGTTCAACTCACCAATAGGGCCATCACCAAATTGATCTATAAAACCAGGTAAGTAATCGTATTCAGTTTCTTCCATTATTATTTCTCAATAGGTTTAACCATTTTTATATTAACTGTTGGTGTGTCCATCCATTGTCCGTTACACATTTTTATGGTACTCATTCCACTACTATAAGATAATACTTGTGTTGCTTCAAATTGTGACCCGTCATTTAGTATTACTAATTCATCACAAATTTTATCATTTTGGAATGAGTAATAAATAATACCACCAGATAATACAAATGTTATTATTATCATTAAAAATATACCAATGTTTTCTCTTATCATATTATTTAATATTTAAAAATGTTCCTGATCCACCGGCAATCGTTGTTGGCAATTTCCCATCCCAACTTTGGGCTTTAAGATACTCAATATACATTGGTGTTAATTCTTGTTGTTTTAATTTAATCACTTTGGCGGCTGCTGCCGCGTTAATAACTTGTTCCGCACTATCGGCTCTTGCAACCGCTACTTTTCTTTCTCCGTCAGCCTTTGCAGCAATTGCTTGTTGTCTTGAGGCTTCAGCTTGTTGTATCGCTTTTGTTTTTGCAATAATTGATTCTTGTAGGGCTTCAGGTGGAACAATATTAGTTCTTAACTGCGATACATTAAACCATTTTGATAGTCTAATATTACATTCTGCAACAATAGCCGCCTCAAATGCCTGTCTGTGATTAAAAATACTATCCACTTCCCAAGTATTTGATACGTCATTAACTGCTCCGATAATTGCATTTTTTAACCACCCGTGTTCAACATCTGATATTGGTCGTCTTAAATTTACAAACATATCTCCAATCGCATCTTCTCTTAATGAATAGTTAAATGTAGGTTTAATTGTTGTTGAGAATCCGCCTTTCAAAATAACCGATTGGTCATCATATTCAATGTGTTGTTGATAAATAGGAAACTCTAACATTTGTTCTGTCCAAGTATTATATAAGACCCAACCTGTTTTGTATTGATAACTTGAGACTCCTCTTTGGTTTCCAATTAAATTAACTTTCAAACCTTTGTTACCGGCATCCACTTTTTCAATTGCGAATGGTTGAATTATAGAAATAACTAAACCAACTATAAAAATACCTATTGGTTTAATAAGCCAAGAACCATTCAAACGTTTACGAGAATCACCCCATCTGTCCTCTCCTGTTACATACATGTTATCTCTTGTTGATAACGCCACTAATACTGCAACGATAAGACACACCATAAAAATTAAAGTACTAATCATTTTTTTCTTCTTTTTTAAATAATTTTATTGTTTCGTTTATTACATATCCAAGGAGTCCAACAACACCAACAAAACTTAACAGTTGTAGGAATCCGTTTACTTCTCTGCTGACGACATATTCGCCAAACATTGTTCCGATTGTGATAAAACCTAACCACATTAGAAACACTTTAAAAAACTTCATTTCATTTTTCATATTTTAATCGTTAATAAAAACACAATTATCAAACTCATAAACTTGTTCGGATCTTGAAGATACAACATCTAATATAATTCTATAACCGATAATGTTTATTTTTTCCGCTTTAAACTCTTCACCTTTTTTTGGTACAAATATTTTAAATGGTTTATCGAATACAATCCCTTGTCTATATGATATTCTTTTAACCGTATCGGTCCATGTTGATAACCCGTATTTTCCATTATACCTAAACTTTCTACCCACAAAACTTGGAATATCAAAACTTTCAGTTTCTACACTTTTTGATAATGGATTTTTTTCTCCCGTTAGTTCTTCGTAATAAGGATTAAGTTCACCAGTATATGGATCGTGTGTTGGTATTGTTTTCATTAAAATAGATTTTTCATTTGATTCATAATCTCAACCAACCGTTTTTCTAATTTTTGTATTTCTTTTTTATCTTCTTCAGTTAATTCAAAGTTTCTTGATTTTATCTCACCAATTTGGTTTGATACTAACCTGTGTTGATTTAACAGGCTTTCATACATTAATTTTTTATTTTCCATACATTTTTATTATTTCAATTATTGAATACATCCCCGCAATAATTGTTAAAATAGCACCTAAACATAAAAGAAAGGGTGTTCTGATTATTGTGTGTAATGTCATTTTTTTACTATTTTATTTGTTAATGAATTTATTAGACCTTGTAGTTCACCCATATCATGAAACCTAATTATTGGGTCAGTGTTGAAAACCTCGACATACCATTTACCATCTTCTATTTCTTCATTTGTTGGTGTTATAAAAGTTAGTCCATTAACTACATCTAATGCATAATAATATGAATCGTCTTCGTCGTATTCTTTTATTTCTTCACTTTTAAAACCTAAAAGTATCAGTTCTCTTTCTGTCATTTGTTATATATTACTTCGTGAATCAAACTCTTCTAATATTTTCTCAACTTTTTTTATTGCTAAGTTACTCATTTTTATATGATAATAACTAAAAGTATACAAAATTATTGAAATAATCAAAAATGGTATATAATTTATTTTATCAAAAATAAAAAATACTGATTGTATCATTCCCGTTAATCCCAATATTATTGATGATATTGCATGTTTTCTATTTTTTTTAATATAATCATTTGCTAAATCAAATAATTCTTCGTCTGTTAAATCTTTCATATTAATTTTATTATTAGTTTTCCTGGATTTAAATATTCTTCTTCACAATTCATCATATAATCCTCAACACAATTATAAACAATTTTTTTCATTTGATCACTTATTCCGGTAATAATGGCAACTTCTTTTACGTTTTTTTGCATGTTTTCCCATAAAAACTGATCCAATATAACTTGAACCTCGGAATGTTTAATTCCGTGTAGATCCAGAGTGTTCATCATTTAAAATTGTTACTAAATCAATACCATAAACGCATTTGGTGCCTTCTTCGTTTGTGAATTCAATTTTTTGACCGCCAATGAAATGTTTATCATCAATTAGTAAACCTTCTTGCGTTATACCATTATTTATAAATTTCACTTTTTTCATCTTTCATTATTTCTTTTGTGAACATATTATTTTCAACGTCATGTTTTCCAAAATTATATGTAGTATATGAACCATCCATGTTATCAATTTTAACCATCAAAAAACCTAAATCTGAAATGTAAATTTTTTCTAACTCACCTAAACCACTTGGTGTATTAATTATTGGTTTGTTCGCCATTGATCTTATCATAAATTTTATGTAATGTATTTGTTATTTGTGATTTTATTTGTTCTTCATACGCAACTCTTTGATCTTCAACTTTATTATCAAAAAGATTTGTTATTTTTTCGACATCTTTTTGATTTAAAGTTATAACGTAATGATACACATGGTTCGTTATTTCAACTTTACTATCTTCAATTATAATAAAAATATCAAGAGTTTTATTTACTATATATCTTTTTTTAGACAAAGGTGCTATTGTAAATTTAGAATCTAAATGATTAATCATTTTTCTAACAATAGCACATGAAATTTTTTCATAACCATTATTGTTTTCAGGACCCTTAAAAATTTGATTTGTTTTTATCCACCTTAAATATTTAACTTTGATTCTTCTATATTGGTGCCTTAACCATGAATTAAATTTTGTCATATATAATACTTTACGACAAATTTAAAAAAACTTTTTTAATAAAACAATCAGTCTAGCTAAATTTTTTGATTTTTTCTTTTGACCTCATTTCTTTTGCAAAATCCATCCAAATTTCTTTTACTTTTGGCCATTCGTTTTTTGGGTCTTTGAACTTTCTTTTGTTTTCTTTAAACCACTCTTCCATTGCGTCGGAAAGAGATATTTTTTTTGTTTTAGATCTTTTAATTAAACCTCTAACATATGCTGGTATTTCTTTATTTGATGTTAAATATTTAAAATTATCCTCTCTATCATATTCATTATCTTTTACGTGCATATCTTTAAAGTTGTCCTGTTCAATATGTTCTAATTCATGTTCAACCGTTTCTTTTATTTCAGCAACTAAATCATTCATTGATTTTGGAAATTCATTTGGGTTATAAGTAATTTCAATTTCCATGACTTGCATATCGGCCTCCGCACTTATAGAAAATGGTTCATTTAGATCTTCGTCTTCAATAAACTCACAAATTAAATCAAATAAGGCATAATCATCACCTCTTTCAAAATATATACCTTCTAATTCAAAGTCTTCTTTTTTCTTAAATTGCTTAACAATTAAACGAGATATATTTAAAGATAATTCATCAGATTTTCTTTCAGATATTATTTTTTTAGATATTCTTTTTACTATATTTTCAATTATTATATTTTTCATTTTTCTAAATGTGACATCAATACGCCACCTAATGAGCTAGCATGGACCATAAGATGATTAATTGATTCCATATCTAATTTAGTTTTTCTTTTTGTGTAGTCAAGACCTAGTGTTCCAATAAATTTATCGTCAATGGTTTTAATAGAAAATAAGTAACCTGATTTACATCCGCTTTCTTCTGCAACATATTTTAAACCAAAAGTTGCTATTGATTCATCTTTAAAGTCAGATATTTCAATAACATCATTTTGTAATAACTCATTAATTGATTTAGAAAATAAATTTACAGGTATATTAGAAAAATTTGACTGAATAGACGACACACCCGTATTAACCGTTTCATACATTACAGAAAACTTTGCCATTGATTTTCCTGTTGGATAAAAATTACCTCCGTTGTGAAATTGTGTAACCCAAACTCTATCAGCATGAAATTCTTCTTTAATATGCTCTATTTTATTATTAACAAGTTCGGCAACATGTAATGTATCTGTTACCATATCCGATTTCTTATTATTCTTATCTAACTTGTTTTTAATGTAAATTACTGCTATTGGACCTATAACACCTGTTACAAATGCAATTGCTAATTCAAACCATCCACTCATCATACGTACTTTTACTTAATAAATATATTCTTAATTAAAAAACCCCATCTTTTGAATGGGGGTTTAATAATAAAAAAATAATTTAGTTTATTTTTTTGCAACAACTGACCAAATAGCACCAGTTAATGTTATAACACCACCGATAATCTCATTAACGGTACTCTCATCTGCAATTCCTTTTGCGATAACAATACCACCAGCGAATGTTAATACGTGTCTAACAATACCTAATACTTGTTCTCTTGTAAGTTTCATAAATTGAAATTTTAAAAGTTTATTTATAGTATAAATATATTTATTATTGAATAAAAGATAAAAAAAAATATTATGAAGACATTAAAAAAAGGAGATAAAGGCAAAGAAGTAGAAGATTTACAAAGGTATTTAAAAATTAAAGTTGATGGTGATTTTGGTGTTAAAACTGAGGATGCGGTTAAAAAATTTCAAAAAGAAGAAGGTTTAACCGTTGATGGTGTTGTTGGCGCAAAAACTTGGAATGCTATGGGTATTTACTCTACAGATCTTTCAGAAACGGTCCATTCATCTGAAAAACTTATTATTAATCAAAAGTACATGGATAAAGATGAATACCTTATAGGTCCAACAAAAAAAGAATTTTTATTCCTTCATCACACAGCGGGTGGTCACGATCCGTATGGTGTTGTTAAAATGTGGAATAATGATACAAGAGGAAGAATTGGAACTGAATTTGTATTAGGTGGTCAATCTGTTTTTACAGGTAATGATCTATACGATGGTGTAATTGTTCAAGCATTTCCTGAAGGGGCGTATGGTTGGCATTTAGGTAAAAATGGTTCAGAATATATGCACTCACACTCAGTAGGTATTGAGGTGTGTAATTTTGGTCAAATTAAAAATGGAAATACTTATACAGGTCAAAAAGCAGACCCAAAACAAATAGTTGAGTTAAAAGAATCATTTAGAGGTTACAAAACTTGGCACAAATATTCAGATAAACAACTTGACGTTTTAAAAGATCTTATTTTGTATATAGCAAAAAGAGATAATATTGATGTAAGAAAAGGTTTAGTTGAAGGAATTAAAAAGAATGGTGCTAAGGCTTTTGAATTTAACGATGACGCATTTTACGGAAGAGTAAAAGGGATGTGGACGCACACAAATACACGTAAAGATAAAGTTGATATGTTCCCTCAACAAGAACTATTAGATATGTTACTAAGTCTATAAAGAAAAAGGGAGTTTAAAACTCCCTTTTTTTATTAAAACATTTTTAACAAGATTTCAGCGGTTCCTTCCCACTTTTTGATTTGTGATTTTGGAACCCAAAATTCCATCTCACCGATTTCTTCAACACGTTTCAAATACTCCTCACGAAAACGATCCGCTTGACTTTTATCTGTAATATATTCAA